CATTGATATATGCTTGCCAAATTGCCTTGGCCTCTTCCATAATTTCATTAAATGGACGAGCCTTAATTTGCGCAATAACTGTATGGTCAGTTACTTCTGCTCCATCCTTTTCAACAGCTTGGTCAATTGCATCGCCAATCGCATCAACTAATTCTTGATAACCAAACTTAATCTTTGGCGCTAAGTATTGATAGCGACTGCCCGCGAATACTGTCGGCGTGGAACGTGTGTATAGATAACGTTCAGAAGTACCGTCGTTATTCATTTGGACTTGTAAATATCCAATAATATCTACAATACTATTTACAATCTGATAACACTGATTTGGCAGGTCGGGTGCTACTGCAGTGATTTCATTACCCTCTTCATCGCGCATTTCCGTTGGCTTTTCCTTACTGTGCGCAATAAATAGAATACCAAACCCAAGAAGTGTGATTTCACGCCAGCATTCAGAGAACTCGTTTCGTAGCATACCCCAGCCTTGACCCCAAGGAATTTCTCTGATGGAATCAACGCTTTCACGCTGACAAATATATTTCTCACAAAGTTGCCATGCAATAGAAGCGGTATCTACTACAATACTATCATACATTTCACGTGCTTGTGGCTTGCGCAACTGTGTCAGAACCTTGCGGAAATCACTCCAACGAAGAATAGGAACACTACGAATACCAGCTAGAGCATTGGTGCCTTGCTCAAAATTTAGAAATAGTGAACGAGGAAGTTGGGAACCAAATGTAGACTTACCAGTCTTTGGCTGTCCATAAATGAGTAAGAACTTTCCTTTTAGGTCGCGGGAAATCTTACTAGGTTCAAGAGAGAAAATATCAATATCGTTTGCCATATGTTATCCCTCCTTAGAAAATGAGAATAAGGTTTTCACCTTATTCCCAATCATAGGACTTAGCAGCCTTGGTTGGTTCCTTAGCTGCCTTGGGAGCATTACCCTTCTTGGCATCAATCTGTAGCTGTTCAATCATTGCCTTACGAACATTGAAAGCCTTCTTGATGTCAGTCTTATCATAGGCAAACTCTTCCTCATAAGGCTCATCACTACCCTTGGTAATGACTAGCTGACGTACCGTACGAGTTGTGGTCTCGGGCACATCTTCACCCCAAGAGCTTTCAGTAGCCTTTGGCTTATCTTCAATAGAAGTAACACGAATACGTCCGCGAACTTCTACAGTGTCATCAATATTCCAATTGCGCTCAATGTAATCAATGGTATCGGGATTCTCAACTATGAACTCAATTACATCTAGCTTGCCCTGATACTGAACAATTGCGCCCTTGATGATTAGCTTGCCAGTCTCTTCGCCTTCACGATCAACCTCTGGCTTCATATCCATAATATAAATATCAATAATGAAAGAAGCCACATCCGCGGTCGCACCAGAGTTAATAAAACTGGTATTAATCTGCCAGCCATGAATTAGCTGACCGCTATTACGAGAAACGAAGTTATTCTCGCGTAGGTTCGCACCAGAAATACGAACGGTATCGGCATTATCAATACCAACCATCTGCGCGGTCTTCATTTCAGCTAGATTCTCAATTTGAGTATAACCAGGATTTAGCTTATTCTGCTGGGTATACTGCGCAGCGAACATACTAACTGGGATTTCACTAGTCTCTTCGCGTCCACCATAAGTCTGGGTTACGCGAATTGTAAGATTCGCGCGCTTATACTTGCGGCCGTCGGTTAGTGTGCCATCGTTAATTACTGCGTCTAGTAGCTTGCCAACAACATTAATTCTGTTATTTGCCTGTGTCATAATATCCTTGCTCATATTACATTTCTCCTTTATCTTTTCTTTACTTTTATTATATCATAATTTTTATATGTTGTCAAGATAAAACTAGGGCGATTCCACGAGGAAATCGCCCTCATTTATTCTATTAGGCGTTCTCCTTGGCAGCCTTAGCAGCAGCGCGCTCAGCAGCCTTACGCTCCTTCTCAGCAGCCTTAGCAGCCTGCTTGGCCTCTTCCTCAGCTACTGGGTCATAGGCTAGACCAGCCTCAGTTAGAGTTTCATGACGAATAGTCTTAACCTTCGCCTTACGAGTGTCAGTAGCAGGCTCAACCTCAACCTCTTCTAGACGCTCAGTAACATAGCCCTTCTTAACTAGGCCATTAATAGAACCGGTAACGGCGGGAATGGAAATACCTAGGGTCTCTGCAATCTCATTCTTGGTAAACTCCTTAGTAAAATTCTTCTTTAGGAAATTTAGAACTAGCTCACTGTTTGGGGTAATCATAATACATCATTCTCCTTTTAATTCACGTTTTTTAATTGTTAAAGCGGTAAGGACTTTTCTCCTTTTCCTCTTTATGTAAATATTATAACAGATTTTTCGGTGAAAGTCAAATATTAAATAATTTTTTCTTGCTACATTTTCAAGCTGGTTATTTTCCTTTCCCTTTTCTGTATTTATATTATATTATAAATTTAGAAAAAAGTCAAATTATTCAGAATCTTCTTCATTTGATTCTGTATCTTCCTTAATCTCAAATAAGTTTTCTGCGAGTTCTGTAGTTTCAGAAGCATCGGCATTATTAATTTGATCTAGCTTAGGAATAATATCAATCTTATATCCTCGTAGAGCCTTTTGTTCATTCTTAATACGAGCATCTAGCTGATTGGTAACAATAATCGCGCCAACAAGTAAACGAGCATAATCAGCCTTATCTAATACTTCATCAGTTCCAAGCTTATCGTGTAAATTGAGGAAATCATTTCGCATTGTTTCCGCGGTTTGATAGCCCTTTTCTTCGTTATTCTTCTTATGCTCTTCCATTACTTGTTCTGCCAAATTAGCAGTGGTTTGAGCAATCAAAGTAAATAATTCTACATATCTCTTATCCATATTATTTCTCCATTACATAATTTCAATTCCACTTTCTACTCCGCGCGCATCAATGATGCGAACTCCGCTAGTTACGCGATTTTGAACGGGAATAGAATCAACATTTAATAAAACCGCTTTATTGTTGGTAGTAATAAATATCTTTTCTTGTGTTTCCGGTACAGCAAATACTGTTGCTAAAGTTTCTGTCTTTAAATCCATTACCTGTGGGCCTTTAATTGCGCGACTAGTAGTATTGAAATCTTCTATCTTGGTAATTTTACCTTTACCAGTAGTAGTAATAGTTAAAAGACCACGATAATTTATATTCTTTTTTACTAGGGTCGCCGCACAAATAGTTTCAGCTGCTCCTAATTTAATAGCCTTAACACCCTTCGTCATTCTTCCAGTAGCAGAAACTTCACCAAGTTCATAGAAGTTATAATTACCAGCGCTGCCAGTAATAAAAATCTTATCTTCATCACTCATAGAAAGATATACTCCGACAAGTCTGTCATCAGTATCTAATTTCATTACGGCAGTGCCCTTCTTAGCCCGCACATTATATTCACGAGTTGCTGTCTTTTTGATATAACCCTTCTTACTTATGGTTACTAAATTATGATATGCGTTGAAGGAAGTCGTATCTATTAGTAGCAGGACTTTTTCGTTATCTTGTAGAATAATTAGTTCATAAACAGAATAGTCCTTCCCATAATCTAAATCAGCCAAAGAAAAATTATACATACGACCAGCGTTAGTGAATGCGGCAACAACTCCAAGGTTGGTTGTATACAAAGTATTAATTAGGTTCGCACCTTTTGGAGGCTTAATATTTATACCCTTTCGGCCGCGCTTTCCACCTTGTAAATCTTCTTTCTTAACAAGACGTAGCATATTGTTATCAAATAACATTACGCCAACTTCTTCTTCTTGAATTTGCTGTTCCTCGTCATTTTCATTCTCTACAATATTTAAAATCTTGGTACGACGAGCGTCACCATATTTATCAGCCACTATCTGTAGTGTTTTAATTAGTTCATTATTCAAAGCGGTAGTATCAGATAATAAGTGGCGATACTCCTCTATTTTTCTTTTAAGTTCTTCTAGTTCATCATTTAATTTGATAGCATCTATTTTTGTTAATGAAGAAAGCTTCATGGCGAGAATCGCCTTTGTTTGTTCTTCATTAAACTTAAAACGAGCAATAAGTTTTTCAGATGCTTCTGCTGGATTTTGAGAAGAGCGAATAATTGCTACGACTTCATCAATAGAAGCTGCCGCAAGAATAAGTCCCTCTACTACATTTTCGCGTGCAAGCGCTTTATCCAAATCAAATTGAATAATGTTGCGTTTACATTCGCGAATGTGGGTTATGTAGGCATCGCACGCTTCACGCCAACCAAATATTTTTGGAAAGCGTCCGTTATCCAGTAGAATCATATTAATAGCATACCAATTCTCAAGACTTGTATCCTTATAAAGTTTAGCTATCATTCGCTTTGGATTCGCGCCTTTTGAAAGATAGATACGAATATCCGCTATTTTCTTGGTATGGTCTACTACTCGTTCTATTCCATAACTTTCATTTTCATTTGTAAGGGCGGCCAGTTGGTCAATAATAGTATTTGTAAAGACACCATAAGGTAGTTCAGTAGCTTGAATCATATTCTGGTCAGGGAAGTATTCAAGTTTTGCCTTTAAACGAATAGATTCACCCTTACCATTTTTTAAGCTTTCGCGCACCGCTTTGGCATTTGTAATTGTTCCGCCGGTTGCGAAGTCAGGAGCACAATAAATTTCATTGAAACTTACATCGGGATTCTGAATAATTTTGATTAATGCTTCATTTACTTCGCGCAGGTTAAATTGCGGAACAGATGTTGCCATAGCAACAGCAATGCCAGAGCATCCGTTTACAATATTCCAAAATCCAATTGAAGGGAACACAGAAGGAATCATTTCTGTATCATCATAATTGGAATACCACTGTTCTCCGATAGCATTTTTCTTTAAACCAACAAAGAAGTAATCTGCCATCTCGCCAGCACGCATTTCAACATAACGTGCGGCCGCATGACTATCTGGGGAAGATGGATTACCATAGTTACCTTGGACTTCTTCAATGGGGTAGCGATATGACCAAGGACGAGCAGTTCGTATGAAAGTGTCATACATTGCTACATCACCATGGACATACGACTGAGCCATTGCCGCGGCAACTGATTTTTGTGCTTTTTGAAACTTGTCTTTGTGTGTTATCTTGTTAGAAAATTGAGCGTACAATCCTTGACGTAAGCCAATTTTTAGAAAATCCCTAGCATCCGGTATTGCACGTTCTTGTGCCACCGAAGCGGCGTAAGTCAAGAAAGCTCCTTCAATTTGTTTTTGAAAATCAGTTTCGTAAATCAAATTGTTCACTTCCTTTTCTTATTTATTATATTATAACATAGTTTTGTAGAGAAGTCAAACTTTTATTCGTTGCTTTTTGCTGTATTACCAGTTTTAGATTTAAATAATTCTTCATAATTTATAATGATAAAATAGTCTCTTTTATCTTCGGGTTCATAAAAATAATCGTCTGGATTATCATCATAAGCAAATGTTGAAGCTATAATACTATATGGCCATCTATTAGCAAGTTCAAAATCATTATAGGTAATACTAGGTGGGTCACTAATTCCACAGCAATCTATTTCAAGTTTGCGTGGATAATTTTCGATAAAATTTAAAAATTCTTGTTTAGATACTTTTTTCTTAATAGGTTTAGCTGTATAAAAAAAATCTTGAGATTTCATTTAATGCTCCTTAGTTATTTAAAATACTAAAATCAACATTCTCAAACAATAATGTTTTTCCAATTTTGATTACTCCATGTATTCTTAAAACTTCCTAATGTTATACCGGTATATTTATAATCTTTATATACATCAGCAAGTTTTTCTCCATTTTTCTTTCTTGTTCTAATATCTATTACCATTTCTTCAGTAAGTTTCGCACGTCCATTAGTAGAACCTGGATGTGAATTACGCTGAAATAAATAATATTGACGATTTTCCTCTGTAAAAACATCCATATGAACATTACGCCAATTTTGGCCCAACCAGATTTTATGAAAACCTCCAAAGCTTAACCGGTCAGAAAACTCTTTGTAAATTTCATTTTTATCATAATGTTGATTATAACATTCACGTATATAATAAACTTCTTCTGTGGTTAATTTATGTTTAGGATGTTTTTCACCAGAAAAACCATATTGTGGTTGGTCATAACCGCCAGTTTCATTATAACCTTTTAATTCATTACATGAATTATATTGAAGAATATAATATCTTTCTTTTTCATCCAATTCTTCTCTACCACATTCTTCTAATACTTCAAAATCAAAATTTTCAATTCCATACTTTCTAAAAGCTCTATATAAATATTTATTATATTCTTTATTTGGAATCATAGACTGACGTTTATGAGCATTCCACCTTTGCTTAATATCTACTGATTGTCCAATATATACTTTATTATTTATTTTGTTTGTTATTTTATAAATGCCTATCATAAAGACACCTCCATACTTTTCTCATTAGAAAAGTAATTTCACCTAGCCCTTATTATAGCATTTTATTTGTTTAAGATAGAAAAATCTACGTTTTCAAAAAGAAATTCTTTTCTGCCCTCTACATCTTCGCCCATTAGCATTTTAAGACTATCCGCCGCAGCCTCTGCATCTTTAATACTTAACACTTCAAGTCTGCGTTCAGTAGGATGCATCATAGAATTTTCCATATCAAGAGCACTCATTTCGCCCAATCCTTTATTATAGCCTTGCTCCCAAGTAGGATATTTCTTTCTTAATTCTGCTGCTTCTTCTTCTGTATAAGCAAATATTCGCTTTTCACCTTTGGTAAGACGATAAAGTGGCGCACGAAGCCAACACAACCTGTTTTCAAGAATGAATTCTGGCATCAGCACATAAAACATTGTTGCTACAAGACACATAATATTGTATCCGTCAACATCAGCATCAACCGCAATAGCAACTTTGCCATAATTCAACTTCTTACTATTATATCGGTTCTGAATACCGCAACCAAGCGCCATAATAATATCTGAAACTTCCTGATTTTCAAGACACTCGTCAAGAGGATGCTTTAATAAATTCTTTACTTTTCCACGCACAGCATAAAGGGCTTCTGTATTGACATCACGCGCAGGAAGAAGTCCGCCCAACGCAGAATTACCCTCGCAAATAATTAGCATAGAATCTTGTCCATGCTTCTCGCAATCCTTAAATTTGTCGGAAGAAGTAATTTTTTGCTTCTTATGCTCAGTTTCTTTCTTCTCCATATTAAGAACAGCGTTACGAGCCTTTTCAGCCGCGGCTTCTGCCTTTTCAATTTTCTTTAACATCTCTACAATAGTGGTAAATTCACTATTATATTTAATGTTCATATCTTTTAGAGCGGCTGTAAAAGCAGTTGTAGCAAGAGTTCGCAAAGAAGGATTATTAATCTTGGTTTTTGTCTGGTTAGCAAACGAAGGATTTTCTACTTTACAATTAACTACATAAAATAGATTCTTACGGATATACTCACCATCAAAATTTTGTCCTGATAGATTATTAAAAGTCTTGGTTATAGCCGCGCGAGCACCTGTTACTGGCGTGCCAAGTTCAGGGCAACGCAGACCATTTACAAAGACATAAGGAGTTTCGCGTTTAGTTCCCCATTGAAACGCGATTTCTACTGTATCTGTTCCATCAGTAGCAGAACCAGTAATGATATGTTTTTGTAAAGGTTTTTGTACCATTTCCTTTACGAAATCTACAATACCTTCTTTAGCACAATAAGTCTTAGTTTCTTTTCCACAAGAAACTATAAACTCAATGCCCGGATACAAATATGAAATGTCTTTAATGTCTGCACAAATGCGCTCATAAGAATATCCAATTTCTCCATTAGAAAATACTTCTGGGTCGGGCTTAAACCGCACATAAGTACCATTGGGATCTTTTGTAGTTCCTTCTTTATAAGTAACTAAATTGCCCTTTTCAAAAAAAGCACAGGCGCATTTACCATCACGATTACTTTGAACTTCAAATTTTTCGGAAGATAGACAAGTACAACTAGCACCTAGGCCATTAAGACCACTAGAATTTTTATAAGCATTATGATTAAATTTGCCGCCAGTATGAGATTGAGTGTAGACAGAAACTAATACATTTTCACCGTTTTCACGGATACCAAAGGGAACGCCGCGGCCATAATCGCGCACCATAACGGCATTTTCTTTTTCGTCTACATCAATTTCAATACGCTTTCCAAAACCAGCAAGTGCTTCATCAGTACTATTATTTATAATTTCCTTTAAAGCCTGATATGTTCCTTCTATATCATCCGAGCCTAAATACATTTGAATACGAGTGCGGACACCAGTGCGGAAATCCAAACTTTCAATGGAGTTAATGTCATAATTTTGATTCACATTATCCCTCCTTTTCTTTACATTTAATTATAACATAAAATAAAGAAAAAGTCAACTAATTAGTTGACTTATTTATGCCAAGTTTCTCTAGCCCTTAATCTATATGAATAACGAGTAAATTCTTCTCCACTTTCTAAGTCTCTTACTAACCAAGCATATCCATCATGTGGAACATAATATCCCAATTCTTTAACTAATACACAATTATTATATTTTAGTTCAGGTTTTAAATCTAATTTTGGTATTCCACCTTTTTTACATTTTGGACATGCTTTTGGATAAGAAGTAAGATTATCTTGACGAACTGCACCCCAAGGATTAGTTTTATTTTTCCCAGGATTTTCTCTACCACAATATTTACACACTACATTCCAAAATGGGCCACGTTGAAAATATTCTGTTGCTTCTTTATTAATACTAATTGGATCATAAGGGCTATATTCACTTACTTTAATCATTAGATTTATATTTCTCCTTAATATATTAACATCGCAATAAAATTTAATATCGGATGTTCTTTTTCCAATGGTTTAATTTTATTTTCATATATCCATTCTGCTTTTGGCCAAGGTCCCCAATTATAGCAATAATTAAAGAAAGACCAATATTCTCGTAATTCTTTATATATTTTCCACATTACGTTAATACCGTTTCACATTCTTTATGCTGATAAAGTAATAAAGTTGGATCAAAAATAACTTCAATAATCTTTTTAATGCTCTTATAAAGATTCTTTTTATTTGTATTCCAAAAATGAGTGCATCCACAAAAAGTCATTAAAGAAGTTGTTTCTTCTGTAATTTGAACAACATAAACAACTTTTTTCTTCGCAAAAGCATACCCTTGTTCCCAATTTGTACCAGCTGTGCTATGTCTTCCAAGACTAATCATTAGAAAAACATCACAATCATCAATTGCCTCAACATCTTTCCAAAATACTTGTGCGCTCCAACTTTCTTGTGTCATGTGCCAAGCATCTTCAATTTTAAGTTCCCAAGGGTAATAAACTTCAAAACCTGGTTCATGACGAAGCCATCCAGCAATATTCATCATAGTTGTGCGATTTTCGGTATCACAAGGACCGGCAAGATAGATTTTCATAAAATATTTTGCTCCTTTAAACCTTTAACAATTTTAGTTAAAACAGTTAAATCAATTGCATTTCCCATACAAAAGCCGACTTCTCGAGGAGTTAAAACTGAGCAAATAATTTGAGCTTGTTCTTTAGGCCATCCCATGACTTTACACATTTCTATAGGAGATAATTTATATATTTTATTTTCTCGATAATATAATCCACCACTAGAACCAGCTTTGCCTCCGCCAGTAGCGGTAAGTGTTACCCCCATTCCATATGGACTATAAACACGATTCCCTTGTCCACCATTTTTATAATCACATAATTTTATTGAATTAGAAAAATTTTTAATAGTGTTTGGTGCAGGACCGTGATATTCATCTATATAATATTCATTTTTAATTGGTTCTAAAAAATCTTGTAAAACCTTATTTTGATGAATAGCAGGAGGAAAATTATATTTTATATTATCATTTAATATGGAAATCATATAAACACGTTCACGAATAGTCGCTCCACCATAAATATTTGCTTTAATTTTTTTCCAAGTAGAAGTATAACCCAGTTCGGTAAGAGTATCAATCCAATCTTGAAATTGTGGCATAAATTTTGCATTACAAATATTAGCCACATTTTCCATAATTAAAACTTGTGGTTTTGGAGAAACGCAAAGTAAACGATATACCTCATAAATTAAAGAAGAATGTTTTCCCTCAAATCCTTCTTGTTTACCTGCGATAGATAAATCTGTACAAGGAAAAGAATAAGTCCAAACATCAGATTTTGGCAATTCTTTAATTTTTGTAATATCTCCAAAATTATTTGGCTCGCCAAATAAAGCTTTATATGCTTTTAATGGACGAGGATCTATTTCTGAAATGCCTATACATTTTACTTCATAGTTATTTTTAAATGCTTGATATTGTGTACCAATACCGGCAAATAATTCTATTAGAGTTATCATTTACATCGACCATCCAGTTGAAAAATCCAAGTTTCATTTCGTGTAGTTGATTTTACATAAATCATACCATTTGCATTTACCCCTGCAGTTCTTATGGCTTTATCATCGTAAAGAACTTTAAAAGAGTATTTATAATTCCATAAATTTTTATCAGGACAAATCTTTACTTTTCTTTTACGACTATTAAAGCTATCTATTAATCCAATTTTTAATAAATCTTCTGGAATTTGATTCCAATATTTTTTTGCTAATGGACTGGACCCACTGCCCTTTACAGATCTTAATTCAATTTTAAAATTCCAATTAGCAAAAAATTCTTCAAAAGTATAGAAAGTACAAGTAAAATCTTTATTTACAATTAAAAAATATCCAACTCCCCTTTGGCGATAGTGTTCTCGCACCCAATTTTTTGCTTCTTCTGGAGTAACCTCTTCACGAGGTTTAGCCGCTATAGCACGGCTAAAAGGATTTTTATTTATTGTACTTTTTACAAATTGACCAGCCTGAGCTACATGATCTTTTACTTCTATTATTGAATTTAAACGAGGTGAAATAATATCTGGTGCAGCGGCATTATAGCCTCCAATACCATATGCATCAGGATCAATAAATTCCTTTACATAATTTAAACCAATATATTCGTACTTATCCATTTTGCTATTAGTTCCTTTCTCTTTTCTATAAATATTATATCAGGAATCAAATAGGAAGTCAAATATTATTCTGACTTCCAGATTTCATTTAAAACATCATAAAGAACCTCTCCAAGCAAATAACATCGTATAGCACAATCCAAATATCTAGCTAAATTTCCATTATGATAATGCTGTAAAAGAGTTTTCATATCCACATAAAATTCTTCACAAGCTTCCATCATTAAATCAAGATTATAAGCCAGACAATTATTACAAACAAATTCAAGACTATAATAATTACCGCCATTGCCTGTAATAGAATCATCCGCCCATAATTCGTTATAGAGATAATCTTCAAGGTCGCCGTGAAATTCCCAATCTTCCAATGTAATATTAGAATTAATATAATCTAATATATCTTGTTTCATTTCTGTTCTATAATTATAGCTCATACCACTATCTCCCATCTACCATCAGGCATAATTTCAAGAATATCTTGATAAAGAATATTAAATTTTTGATCGTCATATGAACGGTCAACATGATAATGACCCATATACCATTTATTAAAAGTAGTAGTCATTCTTACAAACTTTTCAAGAAAGTTAGTAATATCATCGTGCGCATTCTCGTAAGGAAAAAGTTTATCTACAATATAATTTGGACCACAATGAGTAATTATATTGTCAATTTGGAAGTTATGCGCGCGAAGGTTATTTGCCGCATAATTCATTTCATCCCAAGTAGGTATTTCTTGCGGCCACCAAGATTTGCCTTCTTTACGATAAACTTTATCTACAGAAGCGGCACCGCCCATACAGAAAAAAGTTTGGTTATTAATAGTGAAAATTTCACCATTTTCTATATACATTACATGCGGCCGCACTCTGCGAACTTTTGCACCACGCCATTCGGTAGTTGTAATCGCGCGAAGAAGATCGTAATTTTCGTGATTGCCAAGAACAGAAATTACAGTATAAGGTCTATCTTCTAGCCAATCACGCCAATACTTAACTTCGTTTGAGTCATTCCAAGTAAAACCAGCATCACCACAAATGATAACTGTATCTTCTTTATCAAATTCGCGTGAATTAGGCCAATTTTTAAAACTTAATTTCTTTATATCTACATTAAGATGAATATCACCAGTAATGAATATTCTATTCATTAAGAATCTTCCTTTCTTTGATTATAAATATCAGAACCATTATAATATCTTGCTTCAGCACATCCATCATTAGCAAAATTAAAAGAACAACCATAGAAATTAATAATTGGACGAATATCTGGTAATTCAATTTCTTCAACTAATTCCGCGAGTTCTTCAAGATTTTCTTTAACTTCTTTAATATGTTCATTAGCATTGGTATTGTCTAAATCTAAGTTAGCAACAATATTAATATCAGGTTGCTTTTTTTCATTAATGTTTTGTTGTAATTGTTCATAATATTCCATCATAAGTAATCACTCCCATGAATATTTTTCTATTTTCTTTGGCTTTTCGTTATACCATTTCTTGCGGGCGCCACAATGAGGACAATATGGATAAATATATTTTATCTGTGATTTCCAATAGCCTTCTTCATC